CTATATGCCTCTCCATAGCGAAATGATGATTCATGATCCCTGGAGCATAATAATGGGAGATGCTGAAGACATGAGGACCGAGGCCTCCCACCTCGACAGCCTCAAAGAGATGATAGTTGACATATATGCGCAGAAGACCGGGCTTGAAGACGGAGCGATAAAGAGCATGATGAACAAGCAGACTTGGCTCAATGGCGAAAAATGCGTAGCCCTCGGCTTTGCAGATGAGCTCATAGAAGAGTCAAAGGCGGCGGCATGCATGTTCGAGCTTGATTCCGACATGCTGCCTGGCCTGCCTGAAGGGTTTAAAAAACTACAGAACGCAAAAAGGAAAAGGATGCAGGAAAAAGTCCTTCGCGATGAAGGGCTTTCCAATTCGCAGGCTAAGGCGCAGGCGAATTCCCGCCGTGAGGGCGAGGCGTCCGATGAAATAGACGAAGGGAATGAAATCGTAAACGCAATAAAAGAAGGAGTCGGCTCATGGCTGGCGAACTAGACAAAGTGATCAAGGCCGAATTCGACAAGATCGGCACGGGTCTCAAGGACATTGAGATGAAACAGAAAAACGCTATAGACGCCTTTGAGGCGAAGATAGGTACCAAATTCGAGGTCATCGACAACCTTGAGGAAAAGATAAACCTCATGGCTAAGGACTCAGATAAGAAGCACGGTAAAAATAAAAAGCGCGGATTCGAGAACTCCGCCGAATTCTTCAGCACGGTCATTGAAGCCGGTAAGAATGGCATGCGTCCCGATCAGATGGATGCCAGGCTCCTTCCTCTGCTGCATGTCCCTGGCATAAAGGGCGCTCGCAATGCCGCTGGCAGCGATGACGCCATCATCGCCAGTAATCCGGACGGGGGATTTACCGTCCCTCCAGCCTTCCTGCCTACCATCATGAAGCTCGACCCTCTCGCAATTCAAGGCGACACCGGAGCTTTGACAAAGAAGATTCCGATGCAGTCCCAGATCGTCGTTATAAATGCCAGGGTTGACAAGGATCACAGTAAAGGGTCTGTGACTGGCGGATTCCAGATGTATCGCGGAGCCGAGGCTGCCACGATGACGGATTCCAAGAGTCAATACGAGCAGATTGAACTCAAGACGAAGAAGCTCTCCGGCGTCGCGTATGCCTCAGAGGAAATCCTTGCGATGAGTCCGATCAGCTTTGGAGCTCTCATTCAGGACGGTTTCGCGACCGAGCGTATCGCCAAGCTCAACTACGAGCGTCTCAATGGGAATGGCGTAGGAGAATTCCTTGGAGTTCTCAAGAGCCCCTGCCTGATCACAACAACTAAGACCGACGCGCAGGTTGCCAAGACCGTAAGCGTCGCCAATCTCTTTGGCATTCGCGCCAGGGTTTGGGGGTATAAAAACGCCGTATGGATGGCGAATCAGGACGTGATTCCGGCCCTCGCCTCTTTGGACAGCAGCCAATATAAACTCTGGCAGCCGTCTCTACGCGAAGACCTGCCGGACACCCTCATGGGCAGGCCGATAATATTCGATGAAAACCTGCCGAGTCTTGGTTCCGCAGGCGACATCGGCTGTTACAACTGGAGCGAGTATCTTGAGGGTCAATACGGAGGTGCCACGTTCCAAGAGTCGATTCATGTGCGGTTTGTTCAGAACGAAAGGGCGTTCAGGCTAGTCACGTATAATGACGGAGCTCCCTGGTGGAGGACTGCATTGACCCCGAGGGTCAGCACTACGTCGCTTAGCCCATTCGTCATTCTTGGCGCGAGAATCTGAGTAAAATAAACTATGGGGAGGGTTGAGCCTCCCCTTTCAAAAAAAGGAGAACTGCAAATGTCAGCTTCAAGCACGGCAGTTTCGGGCCTCACGGTCAAAAAAATGTTTACCATCATTTCGGCGAATCCCAAAATATTCGCTCCCAGCGGAACGAACGCCACGGCGGTAGCCTGGCTCGACATTCGCGACTATAACGTTTTCAGCGTTCAGCTTATTAGACTGACCGGAACTGGAACCGTCGTATTTAGTCTTGTCGCCAGCGATGACTCCAGCGGAACGAACACATACACCATCAAGACTAAGACGCAGGTCTCAGGAGCTTTAGGCCCGAATCTGGCGACAGCTGGAAGCTCGATGGTTCTGGAAGCCTTGGCTTCCGAAATTGCAACCGCGTCGGCGGCGGATGGAATCCACTACCGCTACGTATCTGCGGTTGTGACTTTGGGGACAGGATCGGACACTCTGTTCGCAGTCCAGAATCTCAGCGAGCCGAGATTTGCGCACGACGCGCTCACCACGGACGTAAGGGTTCCTTCCTGAAGGAGATTTCTCTATGGGGCGGAGCGTTTTGATATGTGGCCTCTACATGCCGGACTATCATGGCATATCCGGCATGGAAGCCCTTTCAAAACTGGCGGACGAGACATGGGTCATGAACGACTGGTATCAGTTCACCCCATGGCTTAACCGCCCCGCTCGCATATGGAACATACATGCGGCTCCGCATACGCATATTAGCGACCCCTCCCGTTTTCCCTGGGACTGGAAGGAATGGTATCGTAAATCGATAGCTAATGGCGCACGAGTCATAGTCACGGAACTAATTGAAGGCATCGATATCAGATGCCAGGAACTTCTCGACATGGAGGGGCTTCTTAGGGACTGCATCGACTATGCCCTTGGCTGCCAGGCGGCGATAATGATTTGCCAGGCCGCCAGGGAGGGATTCAAGAGGATCAATGTAATCGGCGCTAGATTTCATGAGAATGAATACGTCGCTCATATTCAAGCTATGATGCATGCTATCGTATTTGCGAGGTCGAAGGGCGTTGAGGTAATTCTGCCAGAAGGGCGGGAAGGCGAATGGGCGTTGAGCCGGTTCAGCGACGCCAAGAGCATGGATCCCTATTGGCTGGAGTCAAAGAAAAACTCTGAGCAGCTAAAAGTGAAGGTTACGGCATGAAGGGTGAAAATACGATAGACATTGATTTTGGCGGAACTATCTGCGCGCATGGCGACATCGCGGGAAAGCCTCTTGCTGATGACACCTTCGCCAAGCTGGAGTCATATCTTGACGCCGGAATCCTGGTCGTTATACACACCTCTAAGGCGGCAAAGCCTGAGAATGTCGAAGAGATAATCCAGTGGTTTGAAGATAATGGATTCGACCGCGTTGACGAGCTTATAATAACCGCTGTAAAACCCCATGCCCATATGGTAGTTGATGACCTGGCATACCGCAGCGAAGATGGCAATCTGCCCACCGTTGAGGAATTCCGGGCTTTTCGCCCCTGGTGGGATAAGAGCAGAGATGACAAGGCCGATGATGAGGCTAAGAACCAGGTCATTGAGAGATTGAACAACTTGACTCAAAACTTGTGGGGAGACAAATGATAACTCCACTGCTTCCCTACACCGGGCCGATAATAAAGACCCCTCCGGCGATTGAGCCTGTAAATGTCGCTGATTTCAGAATGCGTCTCAGGCTCGACGACACGACGCAGGACGCAATGCTTTTAGCCTTCCTGCTGGCGGCTAGAATAGCCGTTGAAAGCGCGACTCGCCGGACTTTGATAACGACGGAATACCAGATGTTCTATGAACAGTTTCGCGCCTATTGGGACGGGATCGACCTCTTGAGCTACTATCTCCCATTCATGGAGCTTCGCAAGCCTCCGATTCAAAGGGTGGAGTCTATAACATATGTCGACATCGATGGCGCGACACAGACGCTTGATTCTTCACTTTACCAGGTTGACACCTCATATATAATGGGCCGCATAGTCCCAGCCTCCGGCGCGGACTGGCCTGCCGTCACAGTCCAGCCTCAATGTGTTACGATAACATATCTAGCTGGCTATGGGAACACGGCGGCGTCCGTCCCGCAGCCTCTCGTTGAAGCCATATATTCCCTGGCCTGCGACATTTACGAGCATCCTGAATTCAATGTCGAGTCTAGACTTGAAGAGAGCCGAGCCGCGAAATGGCTTCTAAACTCCTATAAGCTCATAGGGTGCGAATGATGCAAGTCGGGAAGCTCAGGCAGAGGATTGTGATTCAGCGGAAGTCGAGCAATGTGTTCGACTCCGGCGAGGTCACTTTCACTTGGAACGCCTTTGCCACGGCATGGGCGGACATCCGCACTCCAAGAGGCGAGGAATTTTTCGCGCATGAAAAGTTTACGGGCATCGCAACCCATAAGGTAATAACGCGATGGATACAAGCTCTCACTCCTGATATGCGCGTATCATGGACTATCGACGGCGCGACCCGGATTTTGAACATCCTCTATTCGGAGGAAGACCGATTCCATAAGAAGATGCGCGTTCTATGGTGCAAGGAGGTTGCGGCGTGAAGACCTCCCAAAGTTTTAGCTTAATAGGAGATGTCCAGGTGAGGGCAAATCTCATGCTTTTAAAGGACGCCGCAGCAAAGAAGATCATGCGTCCGGCTATAGGCGCAGGCTTGAGGCCTATCCGCGATGAGGCTAGGTCAAAGGCGTCGCCTGGCGAAGTATTGAGCGAAGAGGCAAGCGGCCTTATGAAGAAGGCGATCAAAGCTAAGACATCAGGCAAAGGGGAGAACATCGTCGGCAAGGTCTATGTGGATAAAAGTGTTGAAGGCGAAATAAATGGTAAAAGGCATGTTCCAGGAAATGTCGCGCATCTAGTGGAGTTCGGGCATGGCGGCCCACATCCCGCGCCTCCACATCCCTTCATGCGCCCGGCCCTCGATGAAAAGAAGTCGGAGGCTCTGGCGGCGGTGGAGTCCACCGCAAGGGTCAAGCTTGATGAAGTCGTATTGAAAATGGGGGTCAAGGCGTTGAAATGAGCGCATCAAATTTCCAATCGGCCTTGAGACTATATCTTCTGGCGGACTCCGCAGTTGCGGCCCTGCTAGGGACATCCGTCTATGAGACTCCATCGCCGGAGGCCGGAGCCATTCCCTACTCGACAATCCATCAAATCAGCAGTTCCGAATTGAACAATGTCTATGCGCCAGACCAGATAGTCGATGAGCGTTTCCAATTCGACATCTTCACTCTGAATTTTGACCAGGCAGTTCAAATCGACATCGCGATAAGAAACGCCCTTCACTTCAAAAACCATTTAAGTGTCGGAGGCTACTATGTCTGGTCTATCCTGCGGCAGGGCCGCAACGCAACGCATGAGCCTGTCAATGACGCATCTGAGGATGTTTTTCATAGAGTTTCAGTTGATTACACGATAAGGCGAAACTACAACCCAAGCTAAGGAGAATTGAAATGGGCGAAATTTACGACGGCAGTGGCTCTAGCATCGCTTTTGCTACGACGGGGGTGAGCTTCAAGGTGGAGAAGTTTGAGGCAGGCCCGGCAGACAAGAAGAAAGAAATCGACGTGACCACGCTTGCGAATGCGTCGGTAAGGACAAAGAAGCTTTCCATTCTTCGTGAACTGGAGAACTTAAGCGTCACTATTCAGCATGATCCTGCGAAGCAGTATGCGACATGGGCTGCGAACGAGCTTATAATAATATCGTTCCCGTCCGGATCAGGCTCGCTCGCTTTTTATGGCGGGAAGATGGAATACAAGCCAAATGAGCTTGAAGCTCAGAATAAGACGCTTGCTACCGTGACTATCATGATTTCCAACCTTAATGGCAGCGGCGTAGAGACGGCCCCTGTCTATACGGCGTAAGGAGGAAAGAGCATGTCTGCACAGACGATATCGGTAGTTGCTTCTATTACGGGCGGAGGTCAGGTTCTACAGTCTAGCCGCAATGTCTCCGTTGACAATGTTATTGTCGCGGCGGAGGCGATAGCCGCAGGCAAGACGGGAACAGCCGGAGCCGCAGGCGTGATGACGCTTGGCACAGGCCATGGCCTTACGACTGCTAATGTGGTATCAGTGACTTGGGCCGTAGGGCGGAGGTATGATTGCTCGATCACCGCGTATGACTCCACTACTATAACTGTAGGGACAGGCGCGGGGGATTCCCTGCCAACCGCCGGCGCGGTGGTGGTTTCGTCCAAGACTGAGATCGACCTCGCCTTCAATGGCGCGGAGCTTCAGGCTATTTCTATAGGCGGCGATCAGCCGTTTATAGTAGCACTTGAGGATGTGTCGACCGTCAAACTTGAAGTCGATACAGTCGCCAACAGTACCTACCAATGGGACTCCGGCAATGGCGTGACGAATCCGCTTGCCGCAGCAGCACCTATCAAGGCTAACGCCTACGCCAAGGCCGCAGTCGCGGGGACGCTGAAAATTCTCGTAGGATATCTCAACGGCTAAAGGAGGCGCAAAATGGGATTGAAGGACAGGCTCAAGGCCACGATGGAAAATCTCCGCGTCAAGGAGGTCGCTCTTTTTGGGGAGAAAGTCCTTGTGAGGGTTCTTTCCATAAAAGAGTTCAAGTCGATCAAGAATGCAATATCGGACACCAATGGGAAGGTCGATGAAAATAGGGTTTTGGAGATGTTGGCGGCGCAATTCCTCGACCCTTCCACGAAGGCTCCTATATTCACAACGGAAGACCTTCAATCTAGACTTCCTGCGTCTGAGATAAAGAATCTGCTTGAGCTTTTCTATGCGCATAATGGCGCGGTAGATCAGGGGCAGGCTGAAAAAAACTTGCCTCCGACCCCATAAGGCTTGCCGAGTTCGCATTGGCGGACAGGCTTGGAGTCGGAGTTGAAAGCCTTGAAGAGGAAATGAGTCATGCGGAGTTTTCCGAATGGCTCGCATACGGAGCGATTAAGGATAAGAGGCATGAAAAAATTGACTACTACCTTGCGCAAATACCCCATGCGATCGCCTCTATTTTTGGAGGCAGGCATTCCATTGAGGATTTCCTTGTCAAATTCAGGCATGGTGAAACCGTCAAGAAGGTGCCGCCTAAAGAGCTTGCCGCTGGCATATGCGGATGGTTTGGAATCAAGTCCGGGCAGGGAGGCATATAGCTATGGCGGGAGGTAGCTTGGGGACTCTCGCCGTCTACTTGACGGCGAATATGCTCGACTTCCACAAGGGCATTGACGGCGCTCTTGCGAAGCTATCTAGCTTTGCTACAGTAACGCCGCTCAAACTTGCCGTGGGGGCTACGGCCTTGACCGCGTTTGCGATTCATTCCCTCAAGTCTTTCGCCGAATCCGAAAAAGCCATAGCGCATTTCAATGAGACGCTCCGCGCGAACGGGGACTACGTTCTTGGCAACTCCCAAAAGCTTATAGCTTTCGCCGAGCAGACCGCAAAAGTGACGCTCTATACCAAGGCTCAAGTTCTTGAAACTATGGCCTTGGGCCGAAACATGGGCATCGTGCCGCAGAATTTAGATAGGGTGACACGCGCCGCCATGGGGCTTGCAAGCGCATACCATCTAGACCTTGAAGCTTCAATGAAACTTGTCGCGAAGGCGGCGGAGGGGCATACTCAAAACCTTGCGCGGTTTGGAATAGTTTTAAAGGAGACCTTGACTCCGCAGGAGAAGTTCAACGAGCTTCTCCGCAGGGGGGAGCAGGGTTTTGAGTTGACCAAGGGGG